AAACTGTTTCAACTATACAGACATCAGCATACACAATCAGTGGTGTGGCATATACAAAAATTACAATGAGCGGTGTAGCAAACGGTACAACAGCGGCTGGATCATTTGCAACTACCACTGTCAACTATAACTCTATTGCGTCTATTACATATGCATCAGCACTAGCTACTACTAGAAATGATTTCTTAATGACTGACGCAGAGTATAATGTTTCTAACATTGCTATTGGTGATACATTAAGTATGACAACAAATATCACTGGAGGTCAAACAATCTCTAGTATTACCACAGGATACACAGTGGTATCGGGTACTAGTTATACACGTATTGTAATGTCAGCAGTGGCCAATGGAACAACTACAACCGGTTCCGGCAACAATGCTGCTGTTAACGTTACTGCTGCAGGTAGCTCAGCATCATACAACAAGACCAACTATTTGTTCTTTACACAAAGTACATGGGATGCTTCTCTGGCAACTATTGGTACTAAAGTTGCTTCGGATCAAACACAGTTTCCAGCTGGAACATTTGTAAGTACCATTACTACAAGAAAGTTTGGTTCTTCAAGCATCACAGTTACTAATGCATCAGGAACTGGATCAGTGGTAACACTAACTTATTCTTCACAGGCAACTGCTCCATTTACAGTAGGATCGCCGATCACGGTTTCTGGTATAGTCAGTGGAAGCGGTAACTATAATGGTAACTTTGTAGTAGTAAGTTGCAGTACCACTCAGGTAACTTACAGTCATACCGCTAACGGTTCATATACCAGCGGCGGTAACATTACCGGAACATCTGTATACAGGGTGTCATTTACACAGAGTTTAAACACTTCAGTAAATGCTGCCAGCACATTGAAGTTCCAGTTTGGTGCAGCTTATGCATTGCCAGGAGAGCAGGTATTTTCATTCGTGTCAAACCCAGGCGATTCTATTTCGTTAAGTTTGGCACAGTTGAAAGAACTTACAAATACCACACTAGGTGGACGCGGTACATTCCCGAACGGTCCAGACGTATTGGCCATCAACGTGTATAAGGTTTCTGGAACAGCAACACCGGTTAACGTTATTGTACGTTGGGGTGAAGCTCAGGCTTAATCAATATCACAGTTTGCTTGGATATATAACAATGTTCAAGCAAACTTATGATACATCAACTTTTTTCTAAATCAATATTAACTGCCGAGTTGGGTAGAAGTTTTTCTACTCAAGAACGGCTCGCCTTTGAATCAGCAGAATATGTGCTAGATTCATCGTCAACATCACAAGAACCTACGAATATTTCATATACCAAAGAAGTTAATATATTACAGGCTCTAAATCTCATTGATCTAGAATCATTTATAATAAAAAATGTCAATGAGTATATGTTTAATCATTTTGGAGTTATTGATCCTGTTGAGTTTTACATTACTAGATCTTGGTTTGTAAAATCTCAGAATGGAGGTTTTGGACGTAGGCACAATCATCCTAACAGTGTGTTGTCTGGAGTATTGTATCTGCAATCAGATTCTGATAGCGGAAACTTTATATTACACGATACTCAGAATACCAAGTTTGGATCTATCGAGTTCAGCTACAAAACCACAAACGAAACTAACTGTTCGTATGTCAGTATACCGCCAAAACCCGGTATGCTGATATTATTTCCATCAGCAATGATGCACGAAGTGGGAGTTAACCAATCTCATCAAACGAGATATTCCTTATCTTTTGATGTTTGGTTTAAAGGAACTATCGGTATAGGAAAAAGTCACACAGTCTTAACTGTATGATTAAGTGTTTTGTCGAGTTTTTTTCTTAGTTCTGCAATTTTTTCTCTTGACTGACTAACAGCCACAGCTTTAGGATCGAACATATGTTCGTCAACATTTCTAACTTCTCTTAATAACTGCATCAAACAGTTATTCATTTCGTTTCTTAAAGTTACATCAGTTAACTGTGTAATTTTTTCGTTGAACTCACGAAACTCTTTTTGAAATCTTTCACTTTTTTCCAAAGTTGGTAGCATTTTCTAACTCCATAATAGTGTTAATTTTCACACGTATAACCTGATTATTTAATGTTGTTTTAAGACCAGTGTGAAGTTGTTTTGGTAAATGATCAAAATCTGACCAAGCTATAGTTGGACATGCCGTGGTTAAAAACTCAGCGTCAACTAAACAGACATATGTACCGTATTCAAATCCTCGATCCTCTGATAGATAAAGTTCAATAGGCAATATCCTTCCCTGAGAATATTGATCTAACAATACTCGAGCATCATCTAACAGTGCATGTTGCCTAGGGAAGGTTGGCACAGTCCATTTTTGATCTTCTAAGATCAAAAGGATTCTACCAGTAGTTTTAGCAAGGAATAATAAACCAGCACGTTGTTGCATCACGTACTTATCAACCGTCTAACTGCAATCTCCAATAACCTGGAGAATATTCGCCCTCAAACGATTTACGCCATTGTTCACCATCCCAACGATATTGAATGCCTGTTCTAGCGTTGGTAATATACGTGGTGTCTGTAGTAGTTGGATCAAATATAGTGATCCATTTTTTTAGAACTGTATCCCATTTAATAATAGAGTTAGCTTTTATTACAGGATCGTTTCCGTTGAGATCTTTCCATGCATCTGGACCATCGTATAATGTAGCAACGCTGTCATCACTAGGCTGTCCATAAGATTGTCCTACATTTGAACTTGGATTTACATCGTCTAACATCAAATAACGTAATGCTGGAAAGTTTGCCTGTCCGCCATAGACTTCAACAGGATTGAACTTATAAGGATCGATGATAGCATCAATATACGATGCTCCGTCGATAATAGTGTTCGAAGGAATATCTTCTAGAGTAACTATTAACTTAGATTCATCCATTGGATTGAGGATAAATGTTCCTCCCATTTCATAACCTGTTGGCTGCATAAAGAATATTTTACTAATTCCGTCGATGAAACCTCCAGAGTTTTCTAACATTTTCCTCCAGTTAGTTGGAAAATCTTCTTTGGTGGGTAGAATTAAAGTTACATCATAGTCGTGTGATTGTCCGTTTTCAGATTTAAACAGATAAACACCGTACCTACCGCTGAGATTATTTTTACGTTGAGATGCAAGTACGGATAGGTTAACGGTACTGGTTCCAGATCCAGTAGTTCCACCTGTATTTTCAACATTATAAATCAAATCATCAAGTGTTTTTATGCTACCATCGTCATTAAACATGTTGGCAATAATAGATCTTACAACACCAAGTTTCTTAACTTTAGTTGGAGGAGATATGTATATAGGCATGTCAAACTCAATCGAGCATACATCTATTTCAGATTCTCCACCTTGTGGAATGGTTCTAGATGTAAATGTCAAACTCGATAAGTTAATAACACTAAGACTGGTCCAATCTATGTAGTTGTCTGTGGTCTGTACTTCAAGGCTGGGATTAAACAAAACTAAAAGTTGTTCGAGTAGCTGAAGTTTTTGATCTGTGTTTGAAGTCCATATATCTGCTTTCATTGAAAGTTTAAATGGGGTAGGCATTAATCTTTCAACAGTGTAGTTTCCGCCCTGATAGTTTTGAAACTCTACTATACCAGTATCTTGATCTGTAGTGTAAGCTCGTTGTCTTATATTAACTTTACTAATAAATGTTGGATCTGTTAATCTTGTAGAATCTAGTTCAAGACCGCTGATATAACAAGCGATTCTTGGAACAGTATTCATTTTATTTTCTGAATTTTCTTTAATGATACTAGCCACCATACGAGTCATATCACCGTACAATACAGGAACTTGACGTTCTTCCGGAACATCGCCTCCTGTTTTATACTTGAAACCTATAAACACACGCATAAACTGTGTTACATAGCGTCTTATCTGACCGTCATAAAAATAATCCATTACTCGTCCGCCTGTGGTCTTAATGCCTTAGATAGGCTTTGTTTTTCTTTAACTACTTTATTGTTGATAACCGCTTCTTTATTGTTATTAATGAAGCTGGTTTTTTGGGTAAGTCTATAATCATGACCTTCAAATCTATCACCAGTACCAACATCGCTTGGACCAAGATTGCTTATTGTCATGCGTTTAATATCTTCTACTTTGATCCATCGTACCCCGTCGTATCTAAAAAGTCTATTAGGTAGATAATCTTTTCTCAAACAGAACTGGCCAAGCTGAGGATTTAACGGGAAAGATATGCCTGAAGTTAACGGAGCACCGTTACCTGGTATACCGTCTCCGATAATATATCCGGGATAGTCGTTGTGATCTGGACTGACATTCATTGTTGATGCTGTGGCTCCAACATATACTGGATTGCCATCGGCATCAAATAACAGATTACCTTCTTCATCTGTTGCCTGTAGCTCGCTGTCAGCACTGTATTCTGCCGTTGCAGTACTATCAACAGTAACTAGGTCAACATTTCCGAATCCGTCTTTTTGTACAGTCCAATATTTTGATGTGTCGAAGCCGCTCTTAGGAACATCGGCCTCTGCTTGATCAAGAACTGCTTGAGTAATCTGCATTTCTTTTTCATAGGTAGACATGATGTCTCTGAGACTTTGGTTGCTGCCTTCTCCAGCTGCACCATCGAGGATCTGTTTAAACTCTTGACTATCAACTAATGGTTTACATTTTGCTCTATATAAATGAGGATACCACGTTACTGAAAATCCTTCTGCTGCTCGATTAACTTCTTCAATGACATAGAATCTTTTTAGTGCAAACTGAAAATCATTTAATGCAAACTCGTCTTTTAAGTGCGGTAACTCAATAACATCACCGCTCATTATTTTTCTTCCTAGTTTCTCAACAGTATCATTGATGTGGAATGTAATAAAAATAGTGTCATTTTGTAAAAATAAACCAAACTGACTTAGATTAAAATCTATGTCTTGTATGCTGTAAACTCCGCGAAGTAGATAAACATCGGGATCGTATTTTCTATCACGATTTTCTAAAAATAACAGATCTTGTATCTGGGTTTCATTTGTTCCAGAATACGTAGGAGCAGATGGGCTAGCACCCGCAGATGATGAGCCCGGGCCTATGTACTTATGGACTAGCACATCCGTGCCGCCAACTTGGAACATTTCCCAAATGGTTTTATCTATAAATCTAAAATCGTTGCCCTTTTCGGGACGGTATAAACTGAGTCTTGGCATAGTAGTATATTTACCGCTACGATAAATAACAGTATGAGCCAAATAGACCAATCCAAACAAGCAGTTTACGACTATTGCAAAGCTATGCTAGGCGATGGTATGATCGATATAGAACTCGATCCAATCCACTACGAAACAGCATTAAATCGCGCTCTTGCAGTATTTCGTCAACGTTCAGATAATGCTGTAGAAGAAAGTTATGTATTTCTAACTCTACAAGTAGATCAAAACGAATACATTTTAGCTAAAGAAATACAGCAAGTTCGACAGATTTTTAGAAGAAGTATTGGGTCTAGAACAGGTGGTGGGTCAGGCGGAACCGTTTTTGAGCCATTTAATATGGCCTATACAAATACCTATTTGCTGTCATCAACAAATATGGGCGGACTACTAACCTATGAACTATTCAGCCAATACCAAGAACTCGTAGGTAAAATGTTTGGTGCATTTATTAACTTTACCTGGAATGCACAGAGTCGTAAGTTGATCATACATCAACGTCCTAGGTCAGAAGAATCAGTAATGCTAATGGTTTATAATATCAAACCAGATTTTGTTATCATTGACGATGCCTATTCTGGACAATGGATCAAAGACTACGCACTTGCAAACTGTAAAATGATGCTCGGCCAAGCACGTGAAAAGTTTGCTCAAATCGCAGGTCCTGGTGGCGGAAGTTCATTAAACGGGTCAGCAATGAAAACCGAAGCACAAGCAGAAATGGACAAGCTCATAGACGATCTCATGAAATTGGTTCCCGGCG